ACCGCGCACTGGCGCGCTCCCTTTATCCAAACGGCCTGACCCTTGCCGAGTGCGTCAAGCTGCTCGACGTGGACATGGCCAAGGTCGAAGTCTTCCTGAACAAGGAATTTACGCGTCTGACGCAGCCGCAGTTCGATGCCCTCGGCTCGTTTGCCTTCAATTGCGGCATTGACGCCCTGGATGGCTCCACCCTGGCCCGCAAGCTGCGCCAGGGTGACGTTGCCGGCGCCGCCGCCGAGTTCCCACGCTGGAACAAGTCCAAGGGCGTGGTACTTGCCGGTCTGACTCGGCGCCGCGAGGCCGAACGCGTGCTGTTCCTTGCCCCACCTGCCATCGCTAGCCAAACTACCACCACGGAGAAAAAATGATGGACCCGATTACCCTGGCCGTCAGCCTGGCGCAGTTTGCGCCAGGGCTGATGCGCTTTTTTGGTGCGGGCGATGCGCCCGCCGCTGTTGCGCAGAAGGCGGTGGATATTGCTATGGCCGTTACCAAGGCCGGCGATGGACAGGCGGCGCTCACTGCGCTGGCAGCCGATCCGGCCTTGGCACAAACCTACAACCTGGCCGTACTGGCAGCTGACACCGAGCTGGTGAAGGACTATCTGGCGGACGTCCAAGACGCCCGCGCCCGCGACCTGGCGCTGCACAAAACTGGCTACACCAACCAGCGCGCCGACTATATGGTGGCCGGTGATGTGATAGGACTGATTGCCTGTATCGCCATCCTGGTGCTGTTCCGCTCCCAAATCCCTGGAGAAGTTGTCGGCCTGCTGTCGTCAATTGCCGGCATTTTTGGCTGCTGCCTGCGCGACGCCCACCAGTTTGAATTCGGCAGCTCGCGCAGCAGCCGCGAAAAGGACGTCATGCTGGGGAAACTCCAATGACGGACATTTTCGACCGCGCAAGCGAGGTGGAAGAGATCGCGCGTCTCGATGCCCTGCGCGACCAGCGGCGCCGCGCCGGCCTGACTGGCAAGACGGTCGCTGACTCCGCCCATGACTGTTCAGTGTGTGACGAGCCTATCGCCGAGAAGCGCCGCCAGGCAGTGCCAGGTGTTCAAACGTGCATCGAATGTCAGGAGGAACTGGAACGCGCGACTTACCCGGTCGGGGTGCGCGCATGACGGTAGAACTGGAATTCTGGCAGCTGGTCACGTTGTTGATTGCCTTTTTCGGCGCCGTGGCCACAGGTGCAAAAATGATGTTCAGCCAATTTGAGCGGCGCCTGGGCGACCGCTTCGTGTCCCAGGAATCGGCGCTGGCCAATTCCAATAAGTCGATCAATGACCTATTGACCCGCCACGTGGAAGAGCAAGGGAAAGTGGTCGACAAGATGAACGAGTTAGAGCGCGACATGCTCAAGTGGCGCGCCGAGCTGCCGCTGCAGTACGTCCGCCGCGAAGACTTCATCCGCAACCAAACCATCATCGAAGCCAAGCTGGACACGATTAACCAGCGCGTGCAAAACATTCAACTCTCAGGCAAACAACCAGGACAACCATGATCGACCACCAAAAAATCCGCCGTGAGGCCATGCGCTGGTATCTGTTGCTGACATTGCATAACGCCGCTCCCGTGGGCTGCTACGAGGATGTGCTGCTGTCCACCATCAGTGCGCTCTATCCTGACACCACGGCGCTGGAAATCCGCAGGGAGGTCGGTTATCTGGAATCGCGCAAGCTGGTCGCGGTCAAGAAAGAGCCTAGCGGCCGCTGGTTCGCCGAGTTGTACCACTATGGCACCGACATCGTGGAATACACGATTGACTGCCTGCCGGGCATCGCTCGTCCTGTCAAGACTTGGGCCTGAACATGCCGCCCCGTTCCAAACTGGAAAAGCTGCCTGCAGCCATCAAACAATGGCTCGATAGCACTTTGATTGAATCCGGCTTTGCCGGTTACGAGCTGCTGGAAGTCGAAGTGAACAAGCTGCTGGAGCAGGCCGGCGCCGACTTTCGCGTGGGTAAATCGTCGATCCAGCGCTATGGCAGCGCGTTTGAAGAGCGCATGAAGTCGTTGCGCATGGTCAGCGAACAGGCCAAGGCCATGATCGATGCCAGCCCTGATGAGGAAGATGCCGTTAGCCAGGCGTTAATCCGCATGACCCAGGAGAAGCTCTTTAACGTCGTGCTGGACCTGAACGTCGATCCTTCTAAACTGAACCTGGCCGGCATTACCCGCGCCATTGCCGACCTGGCGCGCGCCTCGATCAGCAATAAGAAATATGCGACCGAGGTCAAGGCCCGTGCCGTCGCCGCACTGGCATCTGTCACCGCCGTGGTTAAAAAGGCTGGCTTGACGCCGGAAGCGGTTGACCAAATCCGCCGCGAGATTCTGGGCATTGCAGGATGACCCTGACCGCACCAACTGTCCTGCTACCGTACCAGCAAAAATGGGTCGGCGATCAATCCCAGGTAAAGGTCTGTGAAAAGAGTCGGCGCGTCGGTATCAGCTGGGCCGAGGCGGCCGACGCGGCGCTGACTGGTGCGGCCAGTCGGACTGCCGGTGGCGACGATACCTGGTACATCGGCTACAACCAGGACATGGCGAAGGAATTCATCCTGGACGTGGGGTTCTGGGCCAAGCATTACCAGCTGGCGGCCGGAGAGATGGAGGAGCAGGTGTTCATCGATCAAGATGAAGACAAGCAGGACAAGCACATTCTCACGTTCGGGATTACCTTCGCCAGCGGTTTCCGTGTTACAGCGCTGTCGAGCCGCCCATCAAACTTGCGGGGCAAGCAAGGCCGCGTGGTGATCGACGAAGCGGCATTCCACGGCGACCTGGCTGGCTTGATCAAGGCCGCAATAGCCTTGCTGATGTGGGGCGGCCGAGTACGGATCATTTCAACCCACGATGGCGATACCAATTCATTTAATGAATTGGTGCAGGACTGCCGCGCCCATAAATTGCCTTACTCGGTGCATCGCATCGAATTCAAGACGGCAGTGGAACAGGGGCTGTTCAAGCGCATTTGCCTATCGACATCGAAGGTCTGGTCGGAAGAGGCCGAAGCGGCATGGGTCGCGGGGATGCGGGCGTTCTATGCGAGCAATGCGGCCGAGGAACTTGACGTTATCCCTGGAACCGGATCAGGGAGCTACCTGCAGCGTGCGTTGATCGAGTCGTGCATGCGGGAAGGCATCCCTGTCGTACGTCTGACCCTGCCAAATGAATTCACGCTGTTACCACCCCACATCCGGGAGGCGGAAGCCGCTGACTGGTGTCGGGAACACCTGGCGCCACTGCTCAAGCTGCTCGATCCGCACCTCAATCATCACTTCGGGCAGGACTTTGCACGCAACGGCGATTTGTCCGCAATCTGGCCCTTGGCCGAAACCCGCAACCTACATCTGGTGACGCCGTTCATCCTGGAAATGCGCAATGTACCGTTCGACCAGCAACGCCAGGTGCTGTTCTATCTGATCGACCGTTTACCACGCTTTCGCTCCGGTGCCATGGATGCACGAGGCAATGGCCAATACCTGGCCGAGGTCACGATGCAGAAGTATGGCGCGCTGCGCATCGCCCAGGTGATGCTGTCGGTGGAATGGTATCGGGACAATATGCCGCGCATGAAGGCGGCATTTGAAGACCAGACCCTTATCGTGCCAAAAAATGCGGACGTGCTGGCTGACCTGCGCGCCATCAAGCTGGACAAGGGCGTGGCCAAGGTGCCAGACAACGCGCACACCCAGGGTTCAGATGGCCATATGCGCCACGGCGACACGGCCGTGGCATTGGCACTGGCAACGTATGCCGTCTATCAAATGACCGTTGACGGCATTTGTGACGGTTTCCAGTCAGTCGGCCGACGCGACGCTGGTAACAGCCACCGCGACGACTATCAATCCAGCTCAAGGAGCATGTTGTGAGTAGAATTTTGGACCAGCACGGCAACCCGATAGACTCGGCCGTGTTGAAGGAACCACAAACGGCCAGTATTGCGGCGCTGCAGAATCAATATCTGACGCCTATGCTCAGCGGCCTGACGCCGGCCAGGCTGGCGCATACACTGCGGGAAGCGGACCAGGGCAATCTGATCGAGCAGCACCGCCTGTTCTCCGACCTGGAAGAGCGCGATGCTCATTTGAGTTCGGAGATGCAGAAGCGCAAGGGCGCGATTGTCGGGTTGTCCTGGAGCATCGTCCCACCGCGTGACGCTACCCCTGCAGAAAAGGCAGACGCTGAATGGGTCGCTGAAATGCTGCAAGACGGTACTGATCCCATCGAAGACATGTTGCAAGCCATGATGGATGCGGTCGGTCATGGATTTGGCCCCGTTGAACTTGAGTGGCGTCAGGTCGGCAACAATCTGCTGCCGGTATACCACCCACGGCCACAAGAATGGTTCCGGCTCAACAGCACCCGCACAGGACTGACACTGTCCGATGGCAGTGTGGATGGTGCGCCCCTGCAGCCCTTCGGCTGGGTCATGCATGCCAATGGCAAAGTGAAAACCGGCTACGGCGCCCGCATGGGCCTGCATCGCACGCTGGTTTGGCCCTTCTTATATAAGGCGTATGCGCTGGGTGACTTCGCCGAATTCCTGGAAACGTATGGTTTGCCGTTTATCGTCGGCAAATACCACGCGGGCGCCACGGCCGACGAGAAGGCAAGTCTGATGCGCGCTGTAACGGCACTTGGACACGATGCCCGTGCCATCATGCCTGCCGAGATGTCGCTGGAAATCCAGAAAATTGCCGCCAGCGGTGGCGATGGCGGCCATATGGCGCTGATGGGCTGGGCCGACAAGGCTGAATCAAAGGTGATCTTGG